GAATTAGCATCTCTTTGCTCATACTCAGCTACCTTAGCTTTCAATTCTTCGATCTCTTTCTTTTGATCTGCATTTATTTTAGTTAAATTATCACTAGCTTTAGTCATGGCTGCAGGCTTAACAATAGGCTTGACAGATTTAGCGGGAACTGCTTTAATCTCTTCTTTCACCTCTTCTGCAGCGATATCTTTACTTTTAGTTTCTGGCATTTAAAATTTCCTCCAAATTTTATATGTTGTCATCTTCTGATGTATCATTATTTAATACAGGTGATTCTTCTGTAATTTCCATACTTTCATCAAGATTTTTCTGAGCTTCTAATTTTTTAAGTATTGATTTAACTGCGTCTGCTACCCTTTTCTTAGAATCCCTATCTAAAGAATCCGTATCTAGAATCACTGTATTGTTTTGCTGATTAAGTGTAATCATTGGTGTTTCATCAACACTATTTATCTGCTTTCTAGCTCTTTCAAGCGAGCTGTTCATAGTGTTCATGTAATCAAGTAAATCTTTATTACTAAATTGATCTGCACGTTTTGTTACCCTTTCACTCATCTATTCTGTTACAGCATCCAGAAGTTGATTATAAGATAAAGTTCTCAAAACATCTTTTTTAGATTGAGCCATATTAAAATAGCCTATAAGCTATTTCATTTTATCAGGGTCATCTTGATCTAATATATCTGAGACTATCTGCTCAGTTTGTTGAGCTAAATCTTGAGTCATCGTCTAAATGGATTTCTATTCAATTATCTCAGGTAAGTTTTTTTCTTCTGACATCAGAACATATCCTTAAATGTTTTTACTATACGATTAGCAAAAGTTTCTTCTAAATTAACCACTAGTGGATTTTTTCCATATACAGCGGTTTCAACTAAACCTTTTTCTAATTTAGCTGATGGAATAAATTTATATTGTAATGTATTATTTTCTATAGAAATTATTAAATTACCAATCCCTATATTTACTTCTGTAATAGCTTCTCCAGATATTTTACTCTCTTCTACTGCATTACATATACACCATTCCATCTTATTAAAAAGCTTATTCATAGACGCAGTAGGAATAGTCGTTATTTTACATATATCATCTAGAATATTTATTGGTTTCTTATCTTCCATCTCTACATTCCTTATAATTTAGCTAACTTTTTTATTACTTTAGACTCATCAGTAACATTGCTTAAGAAATTACAGCTTTCAAGCAATTGTTTATAATATGTTTTTATAGATTTATCTAACCGTTTCTAAACATAATATGGTAAAAGCTCTTCTTTAGTCCTATTTCGCTTTTTTACATCCGCTAGCATACTTTTCGCTATTTCTTCTACCATAGGTTAATTCTCCTGCGGTTTAAAAGAGTAATTTTCTAAAACATCACACAATGCTTTATATCTTTTCTTTACTTGACGCAACTCACATGACTCATGTCCGATTAGCTTAAGTGCTTCATCATATTCCATACCGTCAATCTTAACATATTGATATAATAAAAGCGAATATATGAGAGATTCTAATTCTTGCAATGTTGGTACCGTAATAGTTTGACCACCAAAATACTCACATAAATTAAGCAAGTTATCTTTATCTAAAATATATGCTAATTGACTCAAAGAAGAATATTCTTTAACGTCATTAAATTTATATAGAGCAAATAAAAGCAATGAGTAAAAATCTTGCTGCTTTAAGTTCTCAATATTGTTCCGGATCATCCGAATATTCCTCCATCGATGATGCTATGATAGCTTGCACTACTGTATCTGTGGGTTCTGCACTACCAATAAGATCTCGTAAATCTTTAACAATCAATTTCTTTATTCTAGCAACTAGAGTGTTTATATAATTAAACATACTATCATCTAAATGAAAAAGTACAGTTGATGTAGATGCTTCTTCCATATAAACTCTATTTATAAAATCCGATGTCTCATAACCTTTTTTAAGCTTATTTTCAAGACGTTTTTTGTTATTATTATTTAATGTAATCTAATTAAGCATAGTCATGAGACAGCTTAAATAAATATTATGTAACATGACTGGATTATTTGCATATGGTGTAGACTTTAAGAAATGTTTCATTGTTCGAGATATTTTTTTCAAATAATGCTCAAAATCTACATGCAAAAAGTTTTTTGTTTGCTCGTGAGCAGATCCAACAAGTCTCTCACGGATATCCTATACAGATTGATCATGCATTTCAGGAACAAACTATTGTCCAAAAAATTCTTTCTGATAATCTATTTTCATTAAGAATAATGTTTTCTTAATATAATTTAGAATAGATTTTATCTTCTTTATTTTTCTGGGATCACCTTCTGGTAAAAATTGCTTTGGATTAGTTAGACGCTAATACAATCTACAGGAACAATCCATCGCAAATGGTTCATAATCTTCCCAGCTTTTAAATAGCTTATGCTTAATAGCTAAAACATAAACTATATTATATAAAGCATCAAAAATCTATTCTGGATCAAAATTATTTGTGTATATATGCTCATCTACATATATACAATAATCTACTGTTCGTTTTCTTAACTACTCTTTCATTGTACCGTGCTGACTCCGTTATTTTGTTTAATAACTGTAATAGTAGAGTCAGAAGGTAATGCAAGGTCTTGATGATGCGATATAATAAAAACACTATCAATATCAGACAAATTTTGAGACAACATATTAATAACTCTATCACAACCTATACTATCCAGATTATCAAATATCTCATCTAATACTAAAATATTTGATGCAAAACCTAAAAATTGACAGAGCATATCTCTGATAGCAAATTGTACAATTAAATCTACTTTCTGTTTCTCACCACCTGATAAAGATTCATACTGCTTATCACAATATCTGATATCTATATTATTTCCATCAAGAATAAAGTCTAACTTATCCGTATCGAAAATAAATCTGCAATAATCTTTTGACTTCTTATCAATAAATTCTATTACATTTTTAAGCAAGTACCCTCTAAAATCTCTAGTAGTAATAGTTGTAAATTTATTTATTACTTCTAGACGGACTTCTAGCTTTTCCTTACTATCAATATAATATACCAGATTTTGCTCTAATTCTGCAATTGCGGTTTTATTGCTCGCAATAGTGCTGCTTATAGCATCTACTGTTGCATAATATGTAGATTTAAGATTTTCATATTTAGTCAATGATGTTTGCTCAACATTTCTCTCATACTGTTGTGCGCTTATAGCTTTCTCTAAACTTGAAATATGTGCTTGAGTTTCTAAGAGCTCTCTAGTTAATGCTTCAGTCCTTTCTGATAATTCTGCGTCAAAAGAATCCATCTCAGCATTATTACTAGAAACTACTTCAGATAAAATTTTATCTAAATCAGCTATTTTAATTCTTAACGATTCTACCTCACATTCTTGCTCTGTAGTATCTGGAATATAAACATTTTCAAATTTTCTACCGCATGTAGGGCAAGTATCTTTGATTGATTTTGCTTTTGTAATTTCTCTAGTTAGATTTGCGATTGCAGATTGAAATTCAGTCTTTCTTATATTTATCTCATTTTTAGCATTTAAGAACTCTACATTTACTGCATTTCTTCTTTCAGCAATATCTTTTTCAATTTCAGCTTTCTGCAAAGAAGCTTTTTGATAAGTATCTCTATATAAGTCAAGATCTGTTTTTAATTCTTGAACTTTATTATCTATATAAGAAATCTTTTCTTCTGTGCGCTTTATTAGATCAGAATAAATAGCAGGATCTTCTAAAGTTGCTAAGCGCTGTTCTGATTGCGTTATTTGAGTTTGTAAGGTAGTTTTTTGGGTGTTAGCTGCTAAAATGTTGTCTTCTTGCTCACGCAACAATTTATTTAAGGTTGCTTTTCTTTCTACCAAACGTTTTTTCAAATCCTCTATCATGAAATCTGACTTAGATAATTTTTCTAAGACTTCTTTTCTTCCAGAAGGTGTGTTATTAGTAAAACGTTGTGGTAAGCCTTGACCTAAAATAATTACAGAGCCAATAAGTGATGGTGTTAAATCTGGTAAATATGATTCTAAAAGCTTTTGACTATCCCGAATACCTTTTCCTGATTTATCCTCACTGTTAACTAAAATTTTCAAGTCAGTTTTAAACTTCTTATGCTCTTTATATCTGGTAATAACATAAGAATCATTATCAGCAGTGAACTGTAATTCTACTGATGTACCACCTGGATTAAACATGTTAACTACATCTTTAACACCACTCGCTGTTTCACCTGTTAAAGCCCAAACAATAGCTGACATGAGGCTGCTTTTACCGCTACCATTTGACTTCGCCAGATCTGCGGGATTATTATTAACACCAATAATTTGACAATAGCCTCTATCCTCAAGATTGATATCAGCAGTACCAATAGATAAGAAATTTTCAATTATAACTCGTTTAAATCTTAATTGCATTTACATACCTCCGATAACTCTGATACTATAATATCAGTCATTTCTAAATTATCTTTTATATACTGCACAAACTGGTCCAAATGATTAACAGATTCTATTACTACATTTTCTTTTTGATTATTGCTATCAAGTTTATTTGGTACACAAATTATTCTATATTCGATAATTTTATCATTTTCTGCTATGAGTTTCTTTACATCTGCTACAGAATCTTCTGGTACCTTAATAGTTACAACAGAATTGTTTTTTATGTCTTTAATTTTACGTAAATACGTATTTATATCATTTATTTCGAATTTATAGAAATTTAGTGCGTAAGGATTTTCTAACCATAATTGCTGATAATCTTCTGTTTCAAATACGCAAACTTTATGCTCATATTTAGAAGCATCTTCACTGAAATTCTGACCAGTTAAATTACCTATATTAAAACCATTCTTACAGAATTGCGTACCATTATGCAAATGACCATTAAAGAATCTATCACAATGTTCTTCTATTTCTGAAACTTCAAAACCTTCTTTTGACTCAAAATGACCAAAATTTATACCTTTTATATCATTGTGACTAAATACAAAAGTGTTAGCTATAGTATCTGGAATATACTCAGTTAAAGGTTTACGCTCTTCTTCTAAAATATAAGGTATGTATACAAACATCCCGCCAGGCAACTCTTCAAAAGTAGGCTCATCTATAACTCTAGCGTAAGGGATAGAATTAAAGAAATGAGCTGAGCTAGTAGAAAGATCTTGAAGCATTTCTTCATGATTACCAACTAAATAAATATGTGGTATTCTAGCCCAAACAACTTCTTGCAAAGCTGTTACTTCAGCAGCATTAAGTTCAGACTTATCGAAGAAATCGCCTAGAAAAATAATCATATCACAGTTATATTCTTCTGCTGTTGCTTCTACCCAATTAACAGAATTAATTAAATTTTCAAGACGTTTAGAATATTTAGGACCACGCTTTCTGACAATTGATGCATATTCACTCCAATGCACATCACCTACAATTAAAACTTTCAAACAGCTACCTCCATTATGCCGATAAAATATTAAGAATTAAATAATCAACTAGCTTATCATTCGATAAGTCACCATTTTTCATCATATAATCTGCATAGGTTACTTTATCAAAAATCTTTACTAATTGATCTCTAGAATAAAAGCCACAGTTATATTTTTGTATAGCCCAAATCTGTTTACTAGTTAAGCCTAATTTATCTGGATCTGGTTTAGGGGATAACTGAATTTGTAAAACTTTTCTAAAATTCTGAGAAGTTAATACTTGCAAGCCGAGCGGTTCACAATCCCAACTTTTAACATCTTCTACTAACTCAGCAATTTTAATCAGGTCTTTCTGTAACAATGCTGTAGATAAGTCAAATATGTGATAGTTATTTAAGTCAGCAAAAGCATCTTCTTCCATAAGAAGATCAAAAATATAATTTCTTTCAACTTTAGGAAATATAGATATTTTTGCTATTTCATTTTCTATGCGATAAATGTCATTATTAGCAACTTTTATAAGCCAATCTAATTTAACAGTATCTACCCCATCTGCTATAGTGTATACATAATCTTTTATCATCCACTCTTCTAGTCTTGGCATTTTTATAATATATGGATCAAAAATTTCTTTTGTTTCATCATCAATCTTATCGCAAACAATGATAAGATTCTTTAATTCTTTCAAACTAGAATCTTTAAAATCAAATGTTTCTTGATGATGAACATATAAGCAGGTGCTATCTATAGTTTCTTCTACGCCAAAAATATCATTCTTATCTGGAATAAGAGCTTTAAGATCCTCTACGTAAACTATTTTTAAGTTTTTCTTTTTTGAAATCTCTACTATATATTGATTTGATAGAAAAGTATTTTCAGAATTCAAAAAAATATACATACTATCTAAATCAGCATTTGTTTCAATTAACTCTTTTAAGCTTTCAATAGTCATATTAACCTCTCATAAGCTCATGTAATTTAACTAGATAATTTTCAAATAAGAATTTTTGACTTATAGTTGGTGCTTTTTTCTTTAGTAACCATTCTCGTACTAAATCATACATAGCTAGATATCTAGGGTCTGTGTTATTACAGATAATTTCCTGCTTTACAGTATATAACAGAATTCTTGAAAAAATATCTAGATCAAATTTATCTTTCTCATTCTTATAAGCTATTTTATCTGATATTGTTAAAACATTCGGTAAATTTGCGTTACCAATCTTTCTTACAATCTTTTCAGCTAACTCAAGCATACTTTTCAAATCACTAGCTAAAAGATCAGTTACTTGACCTGGTGTTTTAGCTATTTTGAGAACCAACTCATCTGATGTGAATTGCTGTAACTGCTCTCTACTATATGGATTAAAAGATAACACTTGACATCTATTATAAACAGTTTGTAGAAGCTGATTTTTTGTTTCAGCAATAATAATTATATAAGAATTTTTAAGTGGCTCTTCTACAAATTTAAGAATTATATTCTGCTCTTTAATCGTTATCTTAGGTGCGTCTATAACATAAATATAAGGCTCTGGTTTACTATAAAGATTTTCTATAAATTCTAGATTTAGATTATCAGATATATTAATTACCTCAAGTTTAAGTTTATCCTTTATGTATGCTATAACAGTATGTTTACCGCAACCTGTTTCACCTAATAGTATTAAAGACCTAGGGAAAGTATCCCTGGTCTTATTATCTATATATTTAATTATATGCTCTTGACCTACCATATAAACCTCACATACATCTAGACATTTTTAAGAAATAAACTTCTACAGTGTCTTTAATATTTGTGTCATTTTTCAATATAACTTTTAAATCGAGAAGCTTATCAGTCAAATACATATAATATTTAGAAGCGTTCTCGAAGTTTGTAGCATTTTTAAGGTCTTGCTCCATGCTTGAAGGTATCTTTACCATCGAACAATTATTAAAAATAGCATATTTAGCTACATCTAAACAGAAATTCAAAAATTGCTCTACAAAAAGTTTTAAATCAGATCCTTGATTATACACATCTTCTACAGTTTGTAACACTTCTGGGTCTTTTCCATCTATAATGTAGTTAACTAGATTGAAAAACATCGAATATGAGTAAGAACCTAATACAGTTAAAACATTATCAATATTGAGCTCACCATAATCAATACACTGTTCCATACTCGCTATAGCATCACGCATACCACCATCAGCAACTTTTGCGATAAACTCAATAGCCTCATCTGTGTATGAAACATTTTCGCATTTACATATGTATTTCAATCTATCGACTATAAGATTTGTTTCAATCTTTGTGAGTTGAAACTTCATAACACGATTAATAATTGTTGCAGGTATTTTTTGGGGGTCAGTAGTACAAAACATAAAAATGGTAAAAGCAGGTGGCTCTTCAATGCATTTAAGAAAAGCATTCCAGCCAGCAGTTGTTATCATATGCGCTTCGTCGATAATAAAGATCTTATATTTACCCTCAATAGATCTTTCTTGAGCATTTTTGATAATAGCTCTGACGTTTTCTACACCATTGTTTGATGCGCCATCAATCTCTATAGGATCACCAACACCTTCGTTTATAAGTTTTGCAAACGCACGGGCAGTAGTTGTCTTCCCTGTGCCGCTAGGACCACAGAATAAATAATTATGTTTCAATTGGTCAAGCTGCAACTGCTTATTAAGAATTTTGATAACTGATTTTTGGCTAACAACCTCTTCTAGTGTTTCTGGTCTGTATCTGACTGCTAAGCTTTGCGCCATAACTTAAATTTCCTCCTTAATAACAACAGCTGTTCCAGGTAGCCAACCTGTCCAAAAACAATCTAATGTGCATCTGGACATAATATCTATACCAACACCTTCCACTTTAAACATTTTACCCATAGATTTTATAACAGAAACGTTCATATATTTTGTTGGTGGATTCGTTCCGCCATTCCAATTTTTAGATAAAGTAAATCCTTCTGGTGGATTTAATACATAATCAGCTATCTCAATCAAATAGCAATGACCTTCTGTTAAAACTATTTCTTTCTTTATCTCATGTTTTGGAATAAAAATCTTCGTAGTATCATCATCATATGCTGGTAATTGACAATGTTTACAATTTTGTAACTGTTCTAAAATAATTTTATTCATCAGCCTTCTCTAATCGAGGTTCGATAATGTATGTGCTTATAAAATCAGCCATATGAAGTAATACCGCTAAATCATATTTATTAAAAATTGTACTCATATCATAAGGCTTATACTGGTCATCGCCACCAGAATGATTTACAATCGCCACACTTTCTTCGAACTTAAGTGGAATATATGTGCTAGTAATGTACTCAGAATTTTGTCCATGATGACCATAAACAAATCTATTATCATTATCTTTTACTTTATAAGCTTTTTCTGTTTTCCACTCAAATCTACCTGCATCATCTTTTTTAGACCCATTTTCACAATAATCTTTTACATTTTTGAAATATGGCTCATATTTGTTCATTTTATCCATATCATGACAAAGAGCAACTATAATTAAGGTTTCCTCTGAGTATTGACCTGGACAAAACATATCTGCAAGTTTAACAATTTGATCATAGACGTTTAAGCAATGTAAACATAATCCACCTTCTATATTTAGATGATAAACAGTAGAGCATGGTGCTTGAAAAAAGTCAGAATGATCTAACTTATAGATAAAGCCAGAAATATCTGCTCCATCACGTGTGATTTTATTTAACAATTCGATAAATCGATATTTGTTATTTTCAATGTTTAATGCTTTCATTCCACTAATCCTGCTACGCTGATTTTCTTATCCTTAACCAATTTTCTTTTATATGTAACTCTGTTGTCGAAATCCATAGGTCCAATTCCATGCGCGCCTTTCTTTCTTTTAGCGTTATGAGCTTTCTTAAACTCAGAATCAACATTGTACCTGACTACAGTAGAGCTCATGTTGTACTTTTTCGCAATATCTGCTACTTTTACGCCGTTATTAAACTCTAATTGAATTGCGTTGAGAATTTCTGGACCATACTTACGCTTTCTATCGTAAGGCGTTCCTTGAATCTTAACCTTCGCATCAATCGTTGCATCATCCATCTTAAGGACCGTTTTGCGAGCTTTATATTCTTTTCTCGCTTTCTTGCTAAAAATCAAACACATATAAAAAATACCTCCAAGTATTATATTAATTACAAATTAGGTGCAAATAATGACTGTTTACCATCAAAAATTTCATAAACATTTCCAACATCACCATAAGCATATGTTATGAAATGCACTTTAAAATCTTTTTTCCAACTATTTTTAATTTCATCAATTATTTTTGTCATAGGTGTATATGGTTGTATAGTTTTCACATATTTACCTGAAGCATCTCGAATCTCAAGCATTGCATGAGCTAATTTTTCAACAGCTAATTTTTTATCTTTAACTTTAAAATATTTCATAATACACCTCATTCTTATAAATATTATATAATATATTATGAAATAAATCAACTGTTTTAATTATCTTCTTCAGAAATTTTTTCTACTAAGAATTTCATCAAGCGCTCATTTATCAAGTAATAGTTAGAACCACCTGGTTCAAAATTTATACAGATAGCTTGATTCGGTCTTCTTATGCTAAATGCTTCTTGCTTATTCTTCTCAACCCATTCTTTTTTAATTGATACAGAATCTTTCGGTTTCATAACAGTTTTACATTCGATAAGAAAGCTATCAGTAATAACATCACCTTTTCCAAACTTACCAGCACCAGAATTTAACTGTTGTCTAGCACCTAAAGCTTTACAAACGCTTTTTTCATGAGCATCACTATAAAATCTAGTTGAGTTTTCATTCTTATTCGCCATTTTGTTTCCTCAAAGCTTTTGTTATATCTTTTTTAATAGCTTTATATTTTTTAGATAAAAATTCATATATATCTTTATCATCAGTATTTAAATCACTTATCTTTTGCTTTAAATCTTCTATCTCAACTAAATGTTCTTTAGTTAAATAAGATAATGGTTTTTGCATAACTTTAGATGCTACATCTTCAATTGTTTTATATTTTTCACAAATGAATTCTATAGCTTCTTTATTAGTCATATCAACTAAAGGTTTTATATTATTACCCTTTTTCAAGCTCTCAATAATCTCTAAAACTCGAAGTTTTAATTTCAAATCTTCTAATTGATGTGCTATTCTATTTTTGTGTGTAGCTATCAAATAACTTAAATTTGCTTTTACTACCTTATCAAAGCCGCATGGAACATATACTTTATCTTCATCATAAAAAGCCATATTAAAAGTTTCATTTGTTTGAAGTTTATTATAAAGCTTTTTATAAAGTTCTTGCATATTTTGTTGTTTATGCGGAACTTTTTCTATTACAATACAGATATCTTTTGTTGATTCATCTCTGACATCAATTTTGTCCAAAAGGATTTCTTTTTCAACTATTTTTCTTACATGCTCTATATTTTTACCAGAAGGTAAGCAAGTTATAGTAATTACATTACCCTCGATAGACATCTTTGGTGCAAATCTAATTGTACCTTTTCCAGTTAGCATAACCTGATTCCAATCATCTTTTGTGGATACAATATCGCAGTCATAATTAGCTTTAGGAAATTTTTTAGGTGCATAGTCTAAATCTTTTGCTGCTAAAATTTCTAAATAATAATCTATCATTCCTGAAATATCTATTGTTGGTATATTTAATGTTGGAAGACCAGATGGAATACCTTTCATACCATTTATAAAGCAGGTAGGTAATAAAACAGGTAAGGCTTCTGGTTCATCTTTATCTATCTCACCTTTTATAAAATTAGAATATTCTACAGAATCACATAACAAGGACTCAGCTAGCGTAGATAAATAACCACCAATATATCTATCAGCAGAAGCTTCGATATCTCGAGCACTATTACCCCAGTTACCTTGAGTTTCCATAAGTTTAAGTTTATTACCACCCTCACCTAATTGTACAATTACACCTGAAACTGAGCTGGGATGTGGGTGATATGGAAGAGCATGAGCAGCTAATTCTGCTACTTTTACAGTCTTATGCGTGTTATTTAAGTACATACCGTAAATTGCTCTTCTGTAAGATGATTTCAAACCATCTTTTAATGCTGGATAAGCTCTACCTTGAGCTACATATAAAGAGTAATCTTTATAATTATTTTGAGCCATCTCTAAAGCATCTATTGTTCTGATTTCATTCATTAGCTTACAATTACCCCCAATTCTTTCATAAGGCTATTTTTACCTGCGCTTGACCCTAATATTTCGTTAAATCTATCGATATCAGATGGGTACTGGACTTGCATAACATTTCTAGTTTCTGGATTAACTAAGAAATATTCTAGCTGGTCTGTTTGCATTTCACCTAGACCTTTAAATCTATGCATATTTTTAACATTAGCTGGAACATCATGTATATCATTGCACCAACCATAATCTTTTATCGAATTTCCCCAACAATATAAAGGTGGTAACGAAACATATACTCTGCCAGCTTTTACTAAGTCTGGAAACATATTTACAAAAACGGATAAAACTAAGCAGGCGATTTGCTTACCATCTTCATCGGCGTCTGCACTGATTATAATTCGATCATACCTGCTTTTTGAAGCATCACACGCACCGCCAATACCGCAGCCAATACTGTTTGCAATATCACAAATTTCTTTATTCTGTACAGCTTCTTTTATAGATTTATACGTAACATTGAGTATCTTACCTCTAAGTGGAAGAATAGCTTGAGTTTCTTTATTTCTAGTAAACAGATAAGGTCCCATAGCTGAGTTACCCTCAACTAAGAATAATTCTGTTCCGGAACGCTTTTTAGATGTACATTCTACTAATTTACTTACAACACTTCTTCTTCGAATATTATCACTAGAATCTTCGTTAACTTTTATCAATGATCCTATTTCTTTTCTAGATAATAAATTATTCTGAGATATACGATATTCTTCAAAACGTTTAAGTAATTGTTGAGCTAAAACGATATTTTCTTCTAAATACTTTATAAATTGTCTTTTAAACAATTCCATAAGCTCTTCAAAGTATTTTCTATTAACAACTAATTTTTCTTTTGTTTGAGAAGAAAACTCAGGTTTACTGATAAAAACAGCACAAACGGCTCTCAAGCCAACTAAATAATCAGAAGGGTGTAACTCAATATCAGGTTTTATCTTTTTATGTTTTTCAACAAAATCTTTCCAGGCACTTATGATTGTTTTAGATAATTCTGAAACATGTGTTCCACCTAATGAGTTATTTAGCAAGTTAGTGTAGCCAAAATATCTATCATTTGTTTCAGATACATATTTCATAGCTACTTTCATTCTCTCAGCAGATTCTGAGACGCACTCAAAAGGTGTTACTTGCACATATGTAGAAACATTATCTTCTTTCATCAAATCAAACATAGAAGAATCTGTTGGAACTTCTTTTCCATCGATAATTAATCTAGCTCTGAAACCTAAAGCGCTTGCTATCTTACATCTATGCTCTATAAAATCAACAGGAATTTTAGCCGTGTGAAAGTACTTCTTATTAGGTATAAAAGTAACTTTAGTACCTCTACGTTCAGCTGAGTTCCCATATTCTAATACACAATCAGCTCCACCATGAGATGTAGCTTTTACGTATTTCTTATCCCTATGAGAAACAATTTCAATAACATTAGATAAAGCATTAGTTACAGTCATACCTAAACCATTTAAGCCGCTGGAATAATTATAACTAGAATTATCAAATTTACCACCGCTATGAGACTTAGTAAGCAGAACTTCAAGTACTTCTTTTTCCTCACCATTTTCTAAGAGTTTCTTACCATGAGGAATACCCCTACCGAAGTCTCTAACAGTGTATTTATTCTCATGTGTATCTATATCTACAATTAACTCATCGCTAAAGCCAGCTTGCACCTCATCGATAGCGTTATCAAAAATCTCAGATAATAAAGCTCTAGGGTCATTTGCTTCCCCTATGTACATACCAGGTCGTTGTTGTATGTGCTGTACATCACCTAGTATTCTTATGCTTTCTGCACCATATTCTTTACTCAAAGTACCACCTCACACTTATTGCTAAAACTAACATCTTCTACTAGTTCATCATCTATGTAATTTATAAAAGCATTCGATGAGACATGCTTTAAACTATATGCTATAGTATCACCTATGCTATCTGTTACTTTATTAATTAGTGGTTGATGCGTTGTGTATAGATTTTGTGCTTCTATAAAATAATTCATATCATCTGTTCTCCATAATAAGCCTATCTAGAGCTAAATTGCATTCTTTTTCTAAATCAATACATTGATATATCTCAAAGTCTTTCGCTAAATGTGAAAATTTAACTAAATAACATTTTCCTATTTTTATACCGAGTTTTCTTTGAAGCATAACTTTATACAAATTTTGTTGTATGGAATAATGAATTAAATTGCAATCATCATATGCAGAAAATTCTTTTAATGCTTTTTGCTTATAGTCATTCTGCACTCGCATTTCTTTTATATTCTTATAATCCCATATCTGAAACTCACCTGCTTTTACGTTCCAACAAAGCAAATCTATATTTCCCGCAATTATATCTTCTATCCCAACTGTATACTCGCATTGTATAGGAATTAATTTATTTAAGGTTTCAAAATGAAAATTTTCAGCTTGAGGAAGTAATAAGTCTACACGCTCTCGAACTTCTTGCTCTAAACCAGCATCTATAGCTTCTGAAAAATCTAACTCAAAAACTTTTCCTCTAGCGTAATCTTCTAGAAAAGCATGTATTATAGTTCCAGATATTGTAGAGATTTTTCCTTGCTTATCCCACTCAGCTAAAACTTCTTCTTGCTTTAATTTGTGTTTTTTAGCATACTTTAAGCTTACAGCTTCTTTATCGAAAGGCTCAAAGAATGTGCTAACAAACTGTGTAACAGAAGTCTTTACAGGTTTATCATAATAATAATATTGATGTGTTTTTTCAAAAAAAGTATAGCAATTAAATTTTGACCATGTTAACAAATCCATTATTCGGGTATCACTTCTGCTTTATATCTCCAGAATTCTGCATATGGATATTTCTTACCAGGCTCTTCATAAACAATGATATCATCTTCTATATGATTATCTATTTCTGGATTATCAAATTTCTCACAATAAGCTGCTACTGCTGTACTTAAAGCAACTCTAGCAGAATCTTCATTATCGCAAATTTCAATAGGAATCTTCACATAATCTGAATCATCATCAGTAAAATGTGTAGCCATCTCTACAACATGTATAATTATCTTATGCTTCACTTATATCTTCCTCCCTTATATAAAACTTTTTCAAATAATCAACTAATTGATCATCTTCTACATAATATAATGCTGGATCTTGCAATACATTTAATATAAGTTGCCCCAACCTTAAATCAGGAACCTCTTTCCAAATATATTTAATTTGATCTAATACAATTTCAATTCTATTTGGATCTCTCATAATTAAAACCTCACTAGTATAATCTTATACATTTATTATAATATAAATTTTTTAATAAATCAACTAAAAAAGACGTTGGATTTCAAAAGATTTCCAACGTCTACAAATTATTTTTCACTTGAATCATTTGAATTTTCAGCTTCTAGTCTGGCCCTGTAGCATTCAACTTCTTCAGCTTCTTTAGGTGTTAACCAATAAGGATTTGTACAACCCCAATAATCCTTTTTATCATTATGTTCAAATTTAATAACAACAATATCAATATCGTCATCATAAACTGTACATATGTATTCTTGCTCCATGAGAATTTTTAATTGATCTCTAATAGCATCATACATCCTATCCCTATCATCATTATAAACAGATTTGCAAAAAACTATTTCGTTTACTGTATTCATAAATCAATCCTCATCAGAATCTGTACCAATAACTTCGTTAACATCTACACCGAGTAATTTTTCAAAAGCTACAATGTTTGGATCTTCTTTTCTACTTAGCATTTCATAACATTTATTATAAAGACTTCTGAATAATTCTGGCCTTTCTTCAAAGAAGGGTTTGACATTTTTCTTGCCACGAATTTTAATTTCATTATTATTTTCATCTACAAGGATTTCACCAGTATCAGGATCAACTAATTTAAAACTACCTTGAGTGCTATTATCTATTAATCCAAAATAAATAGCTACATCAATAGTGTCCTGTATAAGATCAACACCTCTAGAATAATTTAAGTGACAAAATCCAAGTTTTCTGTCCCATTTTGCAACCTTACTTTTTTCAACATACATTTCGATGACATGGCCTGCTGGTGATTGCGCATCCTTTTTCATGAGAACATTTCCTTCATCGTCGAAGAAATCTCCTCGTTTTACACGAAGTCTAACCATACAGGTACGCTTCCATGTCTTACCACCAGGTGTGTGGAACGGATCTCCATAACCACTAATATTTTCAGTCAACCCATTGATACCAATGAATGTTGTTCTGTTACGATTAAATAATCCAACTGATCTTTTACAAAAATCACCTAAAACTGATGCTATACCACCCATTTGCTTCTTTTCAAGGGATTCATCAGCAACTTGCTGGCTAGCTAACATAGTTAGAGAATCAAAAATAACTAACCCAATCTCACCCGTTTTTACAAAATCCATAACTATATCAAAATACTCTTCTGCAGTCTGTCCAGCACCCTGTATATAAATAGTCTCTACTCTAGTGTCATTCATATCATAGCCAGTAGCTTGATACGCCCAACCTGGATCGCAAGCTGCTTCTGCATCTACAAACAATATTTTTCTAGGGTTATCTGGTCTACGTCTAAGTTCTGATTTTATAAAGTTAGCAGCAATCAAGAATGCTAAGGTAGTCTTACCAGAAGACTCTAATCCGCTCAATTCTACAAACTTACCTTCTACTAGATTGTTATAAAGACAAAAATCTAATGATGGGGAACCTAAAGAAAGTGTTCCAAAATCATTTAATTTAGGTACACCAACTTGAGCTACATTTTCTCCAAATTTTTTGTTTATTGCTTTTAATACGTCTTTCACTGATTCAAATTCTTTTGCCATTATATTACTCCATTATTTTTAATCCATCATCCCAAATCTATACAGCATTGGGATCTGACATATCTGTTAGTTTCTTTTTTGTTATATTATAATAATATACAGAAGGTTCTGTGAAAATTATTTTATCTAATGAAATATCTGTACATAATAATCTTAATACGCTATTTATATCTGTCCAATCCCAAACATGAATACAAATATAATTATTCTTAAAAGCTAACATAGATTTATTTCTATGATAGTACTTATCTAAAGGCTAATCAGATCCAAATACATTAATAGAACTATTATGTGTAGGCGCTGGATTTATTTCTATTAAATAATTTTTTACTTTAAAATCATAAAATTTATTTTCAAGGAAAAACTCTTGATCAAACTCAATGTTATTTTCTATTAAAATTTTAGCGAACCGTTTATTTGGTTTACTATTCTTAGTGTGCTATATTTTAGATCTACATTTTGGATGTAGTACAAAATAATCTACATCATATCTTTCTTTAAGTGTTTTTTGCTACTTTAGCTTTCCTGCTGAATATGATGCAGCTATTGATCCAGCATGTTTTTCTCTAGTCTACATACCCTTCTAAACAACCTCTGCTGAATTCATGCTTGAGGGTCCGCCATATTTAATAAAACATGTCTGCTTCGATTTTTCTCTATTATTATATTTAGGATCATTGTACCTATCCAGTTTTGTTTTTCGAACTTTAATCACAGATTGTTTGTTACATTCTTCTAGAGATCCATAATGCTCTATTTTTGATTGATTACACTTCTAGACATTCTATAATTTCTTATCTGCAGTTTGTTCCCGAATTTTTCGTGTTGTTATTTGATTTTTCTGCTCAACAGTTAGAGAACAATGTGTCCATAAAACAAGTCGCTATAACTAATAATGTGTTTTTAAGTCATATTTTACTATTAGTTCAGCTGATGTTAACACCTGTCTATCAGATATAAATGCTTCAGCATCTAAGTTATTTAAAATATTCGCTAATTTTGAATTTTTCTTTAACTTAATAGCGTGGAAATAAAAACATAAGTCTTCAATATCTCTTACTGTTACATTAAAATATTGCGCTAAATCCTTCTGTGATTTATTTTGTTTCAAATAAAGATCTGAGAATAAATCCTAATCAATTTCTAATGCTAATTTTTCAAGCTTAGTCATTATACCTCCACATTTTTATACAGAAAAAGAATGACATTAGTTAGTCATTCTCTGAATTTTCTTGAACAAAATCTACTTTACAACCATAAGGTCCTGGATTAATAATAACAGCAATATCATATGCATGAAAAGCTCTTTGAAGAGCTTCAGCCATCTTACATCTATATTCGAATCCAGGATTATCTTCAAAAGACATGTTTATAAAATAAATTTTATTAGGATCAAGAGCTTTTATATTCTCTATATAATCAAATGGATTTTTACATCCCTGTTGAACCGAATCCACCATTTCTTTCTCCATCTGTGCTATCATCTTCAACTTTATAATAGTTAGATATAATTCCTTGAGCTATACCCTTTCCAGCTTCAAGCTCAAAATCTTCATCACAAATAACTTTTAGCATTATATGACCTTCATTATCAGAAAAATAATAATCATGGTCTATAATTCCAACAGTGTTTCTTAAAGCCATACCATATTTAAATCCTAAACCACTTCTAGGATAAATAGGTAAATATTTATCTGGATCACATTTAAATCTTATTCCAGTTGGTATTAGAGTCGCTATTTTATGATTAAACTTTTGCTTATATGGAATGAAAAAATCATAACCAGCAGATCCAGAAGTTGCTCTTTTTGGTAATTTTATAGCATCATATCTGCGTCTAGCCGTTTCAATAAATTCTTCAGATAAATCGCAGCAATCAGGATCGAGATCTAAAGCATAAGCATAATCATGTAAAAATCGCTTAAAACTTACTTTTTCAAACTTCATCAATCTTCCTCCACGAATCTTGGAGGCATCTCTCCGCGAGTGTTTTGCAAACCTAACTGCATTTCAAGGCCACGTACTGTGAGAATTTTTCTCAACGTATTTACCATCTCAAAGCCAGCCTGTACTTTTGCTTTGGCAACAGAATATGCGCTCTTATAAATAGTTTCGAGAGTACTCTCATATTTAGAATCTTCTTCTGCTAAAGCTGTATTTTCAGCAACAGTTCGCATAGATTTACCTTTTTCATCCTTAGCAGCACTGTTTGTCAAATAAGATTTATTATAAACTTCTTTTGCTTGAGCTTTAGCCATATCAGCATACACATTAAGCTGCTCGACTCTTTGTGCCATGAAATAAAGCATATTAGTAAGCTCAAGATAATACCTCTCTAAGGTTGGCGTTTCTGCTTCATGTTCTTGAGTTACAGCGCTATACAAATCGTTCATTAATCCATCAAGATCTTCTGTGTATTTAGCTGCTGCTTCTGCTGCTGTTTTATTAAAATATTCTACATTAGTTTCAATATTAGTCATAAGATTCTCAAGTTTATCAGTATCAAAATTTTTTAATTCAATCATTATTGTTAGCATCCTTATTAAAGTCAAATAAGCAAGAATAATCACAATCTAGAAAAACTCGCTTCTTTATTGCTGGAATTTTTGTTATTCCATATTCTTCTAGGTCAATTGTTTTTATATTTATTGATTTATGACCTTCTTTTACAATCCTCTCGAAAGATTTTATAGGAACAAAAATCTCTACATCATTATCCACATACCAAATTAAAACACCAGCTTTTACGCCTTTAATACCCTTTTTGGTAAGTAATTTAGGATATTGATGTAAATTAGTTAGAGGAAAAGTATTACCATGAATACTTTTCAACTCTAAGTAAACTAATACTGGATATTTATATGCTATGCAATCCGAAATCTAACTTATAGATTTGTACCCATTTTGAGTATCATAAAGTCTATCAACAGATACACCAGGTATTTTAGCTAATGCTGTTCTTACTTTTTGCTCAAATTGTTTCCCATAGTTAGTAGCCATGGATTACTCCATGGTTACAATTTCAGGTATAACAGTTTTAACATTTGCTCTAGCTAACACCATTGCTTGCTTATTACCAAAGTTAAGTGTTACATATTGTTCTGAGCAAGACTCGAGAGTAAGTTTCAAATCATTAAGGTCTAACATAGTAGTATATTTAGTAGAAAGTGATGGATCAGAATTAGTATAAATAACTTCTTCGTTTTGCTCTTTCTTAACATCCCAAACAATCATACTAGATTCTTTAAATTCAAACATACTGTAAGGTTTAACGATTTCTTTACCACCAATACCAGAACTAAAAAGCATAAGACGGCTAATAGTTTGGATAAGAGCATCTTTATTAACAGTTATGGAATGAGGGTAAACAAAATCGGCTCTACCTCTGATAGCATTAACAGGAACTTGCTTTAACAAAGTATCATCACAGGACAAAATTGCAGTCAATACTATATTATCATTTTTGAAGCAAACTTTAGTTTGGATAACATCATCACTTAATGCATCATAACCTAAAGTGAACTGCACATCACCAGTTTTAAATAACTTAAATAATTTAACAATTCTACTATTAAGTAAAACAGTGAAAGGTGTATCAGTATTAAAGCTATTTACACATGCACCTGTAGTGAAAGTAATAGCACCCTTTTCATCTACATAATAAAATTTTTGTACGGGTTTAGCAATATTACCTTTAAGCAATTCTTTACTATTATATTGTAAAATACTCAAAAGATTTTCGCTTGAAATTTTTGTGTTTACAGTATCATTCTCAATGATAATTTCAGGAAGTACTAGAAGATCTTCTCCATCAAAAATTAAAGGAAGCTTATAAACACCATTTCCTTTTACGACTAAAGCTCTATCAACTACATTAAGCTCAATAGTTTCAGTTGTAATTTGAGAAATAAGCTTAAGGAAAAGATTTGCATTTACAGTAGCGTGGAAATTATCAATACCATCTACATCAAGCTTAATATCTACAAAATATTCTTTATTTGTTACGCGCATATGTAAAGCATTATTAAATGCTTTCAATTCTAACGTTTCAGTTACTGCTGATAATTCTGAGCTATCCACAGCGCTCAAAATCTTACTACATACATCTTTAAGTGCATCTGTTCTTAAAATCATTTTATATTATACCTCCAGGTCTTTTTTCTTATTACCAAAGCTCGGTCTTAAACGATTGTGTACCCTCATATTTGAAGGTTTTTCTCCATTGATCTAAAACTAGAAGATTCCAAATCATTCTCAAGCTTCCATTATCATCATTTACTAAAGCTTCTACAGTGTAGCCATAGCCTAATTTCTTACACCAATCTTCTACAGCATCTTTTAATGCTTTAGGTTGATTATTGATGTGCTCATCTCTATCTAATCCTCGATTACTTACGTATACAGTTTTTATTTTACCATTTACTATAATCATTATATTACCAAAAGATGCGCTTCTAATCCATGAAGTCGAATCTGATGTGTAACTAGGATACTGCTCCATGAGAGCTATAGTAGTCATACCAAAGTTATGAGTCAATGGAATATCCCGACCTAAAGCTGCACAATCTTCATAAATAACTTTCCAAATATACTCATACCATTTTGATTTTTCATTAACATGGACATCATTTCGAGGAGAAATTCCAATATATGGAATGAAATCACCATCTGGATATCTATAAGCTAACATTCGTCTCAAATGCTTGATATCTTCACCTTGATGGAAAATAGGTACAATTTTCTTAGGAATTTTAACTCTATCTACCATATATAAGAAGTTTTCCCAGCTTTTTTCAGGTGCTGCTGCTCTTTCTTCTTCTGTTGGATCTACACCCATACTTCCAGGGATAACGTCAGCTTCTGCTACCCAAAAAGCTTTTTCTATAACATCATTACTGTTTAAGAAATTGATATACTCATCCATATCAAATTCTTTTCCACGGCTCCACATAGAATACGCACCTGAGTCAACAACTAACTTACAGGGACAATCAGGATTTTTATCTAAATACTCAACCCATTCCAACAAGGCTTTTCCTTCTAAATTCCAAGCAAAAAGTTGTGGATAACCCAAATCTCTCTTAACATCGCTAGCATCAAGAATAGTCCCATCAGGCATTTTTACATTTTTAACACCTTCGCCAGCAGCTATAATTCCATAATAATCTTCACCTATTTTACAATTAGTAAAAGGATTAGTCCAATCTTGATTGATTAGTTTTTCCATTACTTCCTCCAAAATGTCTATGTTTCATTATATTTATACAAAAACAGTGCTTTCATATTTAATAAAATTATTAAAATAATTCCTGTTTTCTCATACTCATTTTTTCATTACGTACCTTATACACAGATAAAGGACGTTGCTTACCAGGCTCTTCTGCTATCTTTTCGCCCATATGAGACCAAAAATCTTCTGCTGAGCTATCTTTTACGCATTTAGCTATAATATCTCGATCATATTTTTCCATTAACCCATAAATAAGTTTTTTAGATAAACCCTGACCTCTTCCAGCCTCATCAACACAAATGTCATTTATAGTTATAGTCTCAGTCTTTTTTGGTACGTTAAAAACACAAAAATCATATTTACCACTAACTGTTACTACGTGATTATTTTTAAAATCAGGCTTAACCCAACCTGGGTTTAATGGCGTTAAGAGCTTCTGATTCTTTTTCCAAATTTCTGTTACCCAAACATAATCACATTCTTCTCTATATTTACATGTCTTGCAATCATTTTTAGCATCTGTGCAATCACATACATTACAAAATCTCATTCTTCTTCTACCTTATCTTCTATAGTGTAAAATATTGTAAACCAGTGTTCATTACTAGCTGTAATTTCTCTAACAACAGCATGTTTCTTTTCTAAATTATTTAATTCTTTTATGATATCTGAATAAAAACAATCTTTCATTTTCCAAATTTTCATAATATCTTTTTACCATAATTCTGTTTTACAACCAACATCTTTATTCCAGTTATCTGTGAAATTACTTCTCTTTAATGCTTCTGGATTAAGTGCATCACCCTCATGTATATTAGACTCAGGAACACCTAATTTTTTCAATCTATCTCTACATAACTGTACAAATGTTGGATCATATTCGTTTCCATAAATCATTTCTGGATTAGCACCTGCTATTATGCAACCTGCTAATAAATTACCTGTACCACATGTAGGGTCTAGAATAGTTTTGTTTTCTATAGAATCGAATTTCTCTATCATTTTAATGGTTAGCTCAGGCGGTGTGAAAAAAGCACCTAATTTTCTTCTCTCTTCTAATGTTTTATCACCATATTGAGAATTAAACCACTCTGTGTATTCTGTTTTTATTTTTTCTTTTATTTCATTAGATAATTGCATAAAAGTACATTACCCCTTTATATCTTTATACAGGATCATATTTTGTGTTACTTTATTTCCGAAAACATTATTTCTAAAAGTTGAAGAAAAGTTAAATTTGCATAATCTCTATCTATAGAAAAATCTATCTGCGGGAACCATATGTAACTAGGATATAATAAATCACAGCAGTTTAATAAAATATAATCTTGAATATCATTTTTATAATACCAATTAAAGAAATTATTCCAATAAGCAGAAGAAGGAAATTTCAAAACGCTATAGCACATATCACTGTTTAATATTTTATTTATCGCATCTGTATCGCCAAAATTATATTTTCTAGTTACGCTTTTATCAGATCTAGCACAACCAACATGCTGCCAATAAGGAACCATAAAATATTCTTTATTTCCAGAAACTTTTTCTCTCATACTTTTCATATAAGTTAATCGATCATATTTCTTACTCAATTTTCTATTTAAGTCCAAAAATTGCGCTATATCTTCTGGTAATAGAGAATCCATAACCTTTTCAAAAGTTATTTCATCATTACTATCAGCTACACATACAGCTATGCTTAAATCAGGTTTAATATCCTGCTTCTTATCTTTAAAGAAATTTTTATCAGCTAACTCAATATTCTCGATATGGGAGAAAAGCCTATCTGCTTTATATTTAGCAGCAGGCATTAGTATAACGGCTTTTTCTCCGGTTACCTATAAAGTATTTTTAATAACCTCATTCCCATATTTATAAGGTGGGTTGCTTATAATTAAATCAAATGTTTTCTTTTCCAACATCTAGGTTATCCCATTCTTTTAATACTTTTGTTAATCTAGGAACAATCACGTCTTCGTTTTCCCATCTCAAGTAGCCACCATCTAGGTCACCTTTTACCCCATTTTTATAAACAATAAATTTGCTGTAATTTGACTCAGGCTTCTTCTTATTGCTGAGATGTACTCTATAATTTCCTATATTATATATTTTCATTTCTCTATATCTTCTGCTTAGAAGTAATAATAACCATCTTGAAATTTAGGTTTATACTTCTCAATAAAATCTTCATATTCTGAAACAGTAATTTTATTTTTATCAACAGTTGCTTTATATGTATATTTTCCTGATGGTTCTAACATATGTGGTTGCACAGTAAAAACAAAAATGATAACACCTATAATAGCAACAGCACCAGAAATAACCTCAGTACAAAGTATATTAATCCATGGTTTATTCTTTTTCTTTACTATAGCCCAACTAATAACTGTTGGAATAATTACAATAGCTGCTAGAATAGCAAACATAACAAATGCTATCCAGTCTGGTAAATATTTTATATCTTCTTTTGAAATAATTGTTATATAGTTAGACATTTTTGTTTATACTTCCTATTTTTTTTTATTTTATTATTGAATATCCTGCACATTATTCTTTTATAGGATATAAACGTTTCCTGTCAGCAGATCTTTTTTCTGTTGTTTGTATACAACAAATATGACCTTTATTTACTCCACCAATATAGCAGGATACATAATAAGATGTACCATCAAGCATTGATAACTCAGCAGCGCTTTTTGCTATCTTTTTAATAGATAAGCATGTATCCATATTTGGTACATATTTACGAAGAAGTTCTTTATCCTCTGCTTTAAATCCACATACATTAAAATCTTTTTCCCAAATTTTTGTTTTCATAATTTCTCTACCCCATCTTTATTTTCATTCCATTTTAATCCCATTTGTTCTAAAACATATTCATCGGTATATTCTACATCTGTTCGAGACCAATCAATTCTAGGTAACGCAATTTTTGGAGTGCCACTAGTCTTGTTTAATCCTTTTATTAGCTTGTGGCTTAAATTACCGTGATACCACCAGGTACAAAAATTTTTATGCTCTATTTCGGTTTTAAATCTAAATATAGAACCCCACAAACAATCTTCACCGCCAAAATTCTTTATTAACAACGTATTTGATGTAATTTTTTCAATATTCCATTTATAATCAGCGCAGTTATTAGTTTTATGTACACCATCAAAGATTGTTCTTAATGTTAAATACACATCAGTATATGGATTAGGTTGAAACTTCAATTTAGAAGCATAAGCAAAGCTAGATAAACAATAATGCTCTCTATTAGTATTAATTTGATAAAATAACTTAAATTTAGGATCAAAAGATTCTATTTCAAAAGATTCTCTATCGGAATATTTATCTACTATATCTGGTTCAATAACTGCTATGTTTAAATTTTTAGTGATTTTCGCATCTTTAAATTTAGTAGGGTCAACCAACTCAAACTTGCTTACATATCGATACAAACTATCTTTATTATAATCACTTAATGGCATTAAATTAACAAAAGTATCAAAGTTTACATTATCAATTATAGCTTTTGTTATTTGGCTTGCAAATTCGTATGGTGGGTTGCTTAAAACATAATTAAATTTATTGTCTTGATTCATCTTAATTAATGTCTCCAAATCTGAAATGTAAGTGATGTTTTGATTACATCTCGAATCCTCATAAGCAAATTCTGTCTCACCAGAATCTTGCCAGATTATTATTTTATTTCTGAATGCAAATCTATTTATATATTGTGGTGTAAATTGACCGATAAGTACTATTAGTTTATCTTTCTCATCACATAATTGAAAATTACCTAATTTTTCCATCGCATCAGTATAATAGAAGCAGACCTGATGGTTTTGAGGAAAATGTATTTTTTCGATATTATCTAAATACTCTACTGCAATTTTATAATGATTAGTATCAATAGTATATACAATATTTTTTAAGTTTTCAACTAGTTTATCATCAGATTCTCCAATCTTGCAAATAAAAAACTCAGTTATTCCATCAGTTGTACCCAACTCTACTTGAATCTCATACTTATTAGCTTTTTCATACATTTTAGAAATATATTTATGAATAACTTTATCAGATAATCTATTATACCCATTATTTGGAAGTGTATCTGTGTAGAGAAGTTTTGCAGTTACATTCTTTTTATTTTCATATTCTTTTAAAAGCTTTTTTGGTCTATCAGTTTTAGATTCGCCAAACTTAAATACACACTTATTTTTATAGCATACTTTAATAATATAAAAATAATAATCTACTAGCAACATAACAAAAATACCTCTTCTATTTATTTACACATATATTATATAATAAATATGGGAAAAGATCAACTATTTTACGTTATAGCTGATCTTTTTATTTTTAATTAAAACATAGATACTTCTGTTTTATCGTTTCTTACTGCTTTAAATACAGGGAATCTCAAACTATATCCGCCTTGCTGGTTTTGCGTTATCTCGAAATACTGTACCTCGATAATTTTACCGACAATTTCTTCTCTATTATTCCAGAAGTATTCTCGATCTTCGAATGTGAAACCGGAACCAACACTTACTTCATAGATTTTATCTTCTACAGGAAGTTGTACAATAGCTGCACCTAGTCTACCAACATTTTGACCAGTACCTTCTTCTACTGCAATACATTTTAAATCTGCGGATTGCATTTTCTTTACTTTAAGAATTACTTTACTTCTTTTACACTCATATGGACTATTACATAAGTTGAGCATTACACCTTCGCCGCCTTCTGATGTAATTTTATCCAACCAATATTGAATTTTAGACTTATCTGTTCCTCTATAAAGAATTTCTACTTCTTTTAAGAATTCTGATTTATTACGCTGCAATTCTGCATGCAAAGCATCTTTTCTATCTCTAGAAATACTATCCGAATAGCCTCTTTTGAATTCTTCTATTGAAAGTCTATCAAAAATATTGAAAACTATATTTTCTTTTACAGCATCAGCAGATGTTACTTTTACTGTTGCTCTATACAAATCTTTACTGTGTAGATCTGATCTATTTAACAGAAGCTCACCATCATAAACATACCCAGGTGTTAAGTTTTCTCTGACTGCTTCTTCCAATTGATTTAAGCCATAAATAGGTTGACCTTGACGGCTAAAGAATTTAATAGAATCAGTATCATAAAAGCAAACACATCTTACGCCATCTAGTTTTGCTGTAATGTCAAATTCTGTACCATCTGGAAGATATTTATCTGGATCATCGAAATATTTCATAGCTAACATTAAATCAAACGTTGGAACAAAATTATCACCATAAACTTTATTAAGTGTGATTGCTTGAATACCTAAATTCAATTCTTTTGAAACTAAACCATAAATAATATCAGCGTAAGGCGAATTCATCTCAGCATAACTCTCAAGCTTGCTCAAATCTACATCTCTACCTGTATTATGCTCTTTAATATAATCCAGCAGATCTAAAACATTATAATTAGGGTCTACAATTCTATCTTCAAATGATTGCTGTAATTTAGAAATCTTCTTTTTAGAAATACCTGTAGTGATGTATGGGTTAAATCTAAAATATAAGCATTTCTTTACATAATCATTATTTTCATATTCTCTCAAGTATTCTTCTTTCTTGAGTCGACTAGTTGTTCCAGCTAATTTAGTGCATAAGTCTACAAAATCTTTAAACATGCGGTACCTCACATTTTATTAGTATACATATATTATAATAAATTTGAAAAGAAAAGTCAACTAGATTTTAACCTAGTTGACTAATTTTTTTAACACCATTGGAAATTGTTTACAATCGAAGCTTCCCCATTATCAATAAGAAGCGTTTGCGCAGTCATACCTTTGTTGATTACAGTAACAAAATAAGCCCAATCAGCTGTCTCTTCTGGTTCCATCCAACGCTTTAATGCTGTTACTTCCATTATCTTATCCCAGCATTCTTTGTTTTCCATAACAGGTTTATTTAACTCGGTTAAAACACCTCCAAAGTCTAAGCTGTTACAGGTTGCCCCATATTTAGCAATTCTTCTAGCTACATTTTTTGTGTAAGCTATTAAACCACCTTTCGAAGCAACGTATTGAGGGAATTCATCACCAGTATGTGCACTCGCTGACCCAATCATTAAGATACTTTTAATTCCAGGTTGGATTCCATAACGCTCGGTAATAGAAATCGCACCCTTTAAGTTAATGTTAATATCATCTTCATTCTGAGTTCCAGCGTTGTTAATTATAATATTTATATTAGAAATATCTGGGTAATTTTCTACATCTCTAACATCTACTTTATAATGTTTGTAATTAGGTTTATCTATAGTAGAATCTAGTCTATCAAAGCCAATGATTTCCCAATCAGCATGCTCATAAATAAATTTTTCAGCTATAGCTTTTCCTATTCCTTTAGATGTTCCTGTAATTAAAACTCGCATTCGAATCCTACCTCATCTTTTCTATTTGCTCGCTCTTGATCATTCTTATATATCTTATGACCAATAGGAACAAAAATTACACTCATTAGAAACTCAAATATCATACCAGTAATTGAACACATTATGCATTGTAAAATATTCCAACCAAAAAAGTTTAAGCTTACAATTAAAGCAAAAATCATATTATCTACAAATTGGCCTAAGCTAGTTCCTACTGCACTACATACTGCGTATGCTTTAAGTGTCTCTTTATCCTTAAAGATTTTGCTTATAGCTGTACTAGCTAACCCATGTACTATTGCTGAGCAAATAAATGCTACAGTTGATCCCATTAATACATACCAACTTCCAGATATTGTGTTATCTAAAGCAGTATTTATAATCGCACCATTTTCTACATAACTTTCACCCCATGTTCCAGGAATTATACCAGCTAGCAGAAATATTCCACAAACAATTAAATTAACAACTATAGCAACAATGGTCATTTGGGTTGATGCTTTAGGACCGAAACGTCTAGCTATATTGTCCATTGAAAAAAAGCATAACCATGAGATTAAAAAGCCACAATCTAAAGCTAACCAACCAAACTCACCGTTATTAACATCATTTCCAGGAAGAAAACTTAAATCAATAGACTTATTAGCTAGCAAATTCATAGCCACAACACCTAGAATAAAAAAGGTCATAACTAAAGGGTTAACATTACTTAAAAGTGTTTTGATCTCATTCCATTCCTACTTAAACCAATTTTTTACTTTACTCATTTTAAAAATCTCCTTAAAGTTTTATTTTATTATGCGAAGGATATTCGAGTGTGAACTTCGCATTGTTATTTATTTATACAGCTATTTCATCTAAAAGCTCATGTAATTGATCAATTGTTGATTCTTCATGAGTTTCTACCATATAATTAAATGCTGAATTCCAATCATTATTATACTTTTTCAAAACTTCTTTAAATTCTTTTTGAACAGTATCGCAGAAATCTGAGAAATACCAACAATGCTCAACTGTAGGGTCACATTTAAATGGTACATCACAAACGTCTTCAGCAGCACCTTTCATTATAGCACAAAGTCTATCAGCTACTGCATCTGCATTTTCTTTAGGGCACTCACCAATTAACTCATCATGCACGGCTATATTTAACTTAAATCCTAAATCTCTGAGAATTTTATCATTATACAGCTTTATAACAGCTACTTTAGTCATGGAAGCAGCACCACCCTGAATTCTAGCATTAACACATTGTCTCTCAGCCTGAGCTATAAAACCTGTGTTATCATGCAATTCTATATTTTCTTTCAATGCTTGCTCTTTTAGCTTTTCATATTCTTTTCTACCGCGAACTTTTTCAAGTGCTGCTTTATATTTCTGTATAGAAGGATTTTCTTTTTTCGAGAACTTTCCTTCTGCGTGTAAGATAGGATTAAAATCAAGTTTAGCAGCATTAAGGTCTTTAATAGTATATTTAGGAAGCATAAGATCTGTAAGTCTACGTCTTCTACCCCATAAATCTTCTACATAACCAGTCTTTTTAGCATCTGCTTGAGTTTTATCAGTCCATTCTTTTACTTTTGGAAATCCAGTGTAAAAATCATCGATAATTTTTTGTGCTTCTTCTACTGTACCTTTAATTTGTTCAGCTATAGAAGCTACACCACGTCCATACATTATCCCCAAAAGTAAGCTCTTACAATTACCTCTACGTTTCTTACCTTCAGGATTAGGTGATCCATCTTCCCAATGCTCCATGTTATCCCAATACGTATTTTTATATACACCACAGGCAATAGTAGCATAAAGGTCTTTACCTGCTTTATAAGCATTAATCATATTCTCATCACCTGAGTATTGTGAGAGTAATCTAGGTTCTTGTTGCTTCTTGTTTTGAGGCTCGCTACACCTCTCTTCTATCACTAGAAGTGTCGGACTAACTCTTCAACTTTTTAGTTGCTTACTGTTTCGACTTCGCTTGAAGCCTACTCTACTCAGTTACTCAGCTTACGCCTACCTTTTCGATAGTCTCTACGCACTATCAATCTTAAGATTGATTTGGCACGGGATTGTCTCAATGAGAGTTCCCCGTTTAAGTAAGTTTTACTTCAGCCAACAGATTTATAAACTGAAGTCGCTACCAACTAATACACAATTATCAGCAGCTCTAAATAACATACGGATTTCTTTATTATGTGATGGTATATTCTACAGGTTCAGCGGATCACTCGAACTCATACGACCCGTAGCTGCCCCGTATTGGTTAAAGTGAGTACGAACTCTACCATCAGGCCATCTTTTTGCTAGTTCCGGAATTACGTCTATGTAAGTAGTTATCAATTTTACCCATTCACGTCTTTCTACTAAAAGGCTACAAATAGGAAGTTTTAATTTCTGCTCTATAGCTTTTAATTCTGCTTCACCTGTTCCTCTAGGTTTCTTTTTATCTACAGGTGGACATTTTAATATATCATAGAATAATATAGCTAACTGTGTTGGACTGGCTAAGTTTATAGGATCTTCTAATTGCTCTGATTTAGATTTTTGCTCTAAATACTCACCATATTTGTTAGGTTTTGTTGCTATCGGGTGGAAATTAGCATCTTCTGTTAAACGCCACTCAGCTATTTTATCTTTTAATGTAGCTAACTCTGCAGCTATTTTAAGATCGATTGTATCTAATTTCTTATGATACTTTTTACTTAACAACTCAGCATATTCTTGATCTACTTCTACACCAGTCATTTCCATTTCAGCTATAGGAATTATTACAGGAATCTCTACATTTCTAAAAAGGCTATATAAACGCTGGTGACCAGGTATCTCAAATTTATCTTTTTGCCACTCATAAAGCTTATAAGTCATATAAGAGTCTGTTGCAGCATATAAAGCAAATATTTCTGGGTCAACCATCGCATACTCTATATCTTCAAATAAGTGATCTATAGAGTATTTTTCAATAGATGGATCTATCTTTTCGATATACTGCTGTTTCAAACCAGCTGACCTCTCATTCTCATCTAAAACTTTTGCACCAATCATTGTATCCCAATAAATGCTTAACTCAACACCTGTGGTGCATTTTATTACAGAATAGTCGAACTTACCATTGTGCATTATTATTTTAGTATCTGTAAGTCTACTTAATTCTTCTTTTACATCTTCTTCCGTTAATTGCCAATCAAATCTTTCTAAAGTATCTGGGTTAACATGATTTAATGGTACATAAGCATTCTTTAAACCTGGTGTATATAAACAGGGACCCATCAATTTACATGTGATGGGGTCAAGACTGTTATTCGTTTCAGTATCGACCGCAATTACATTATTTTTTATAGCTATGTCGATATAATCAGTTAACTCTTGCCGTGTCCTTATCACTTGAGTGTTGTCAGCGTATCTACCGAGAATCTTTTTAACATTCTCGGTAATAATAGCTAACTTTTCATGGACGGATAGTTTTTTGGACTTTACGGCTTTTTTTACAACAGAAGAAGAATCTTTTGGCTCAGATATTTTTTTAATTATCTTTTTAGCTTCTTTAGGGGTTTTCTTTATAATGAAATCATCACCCCACAATGAATCTACCATAGATTTTTCTCCTCAAATTATTTATTAATAAACTCTGCGAGGACGTGCTTGATACCCATCTACAGCTGCAGGTGCATTATAAGCAGGTCTAGTTTCTGCAGGAACTGTAGGTTGTCTATAAGTTCTAGCAGGTGCTTCTTGAGTAGAAGGTGCTGCAGGAGCTTCATATTGAGGTACTGCTGCAGGTGCTGCATTTACAACTTCGTTATAAGTAGGTCTAGCTGCAGGTGCCGGTGCTGAATAATTTTGTCTAGGTGCTGCTTGTGCTGTTGCTTTAGCTACATAATTATTAGCTGGAGTTTGTCCTGCTGGAGAATCAAGAAGTTTAAGCATATCTTCATATGATTTTTCAAGTACAGCTGCACCAGTTGCTTGATAACCTTCAAAAAGAGTAGTATCTTTAACATAAAGATCTTCTCTATAAATTTGAGGAGGTGCATACATGAGAGAGTATGTAGTATCTCTAGAACCTTTTGCTCCGCTTCTAGTAATTGTAAAAATCACATCAGAGAGGGGACCATATTCGTTCATGTAATTAACTAAAGTTTTAGCATAAGATGCAGTGCGTTCCCAAACCTTAGGTGTAGCAATAATCTGATTATTTTCGTCTTTAGTATATTCGATAAGGTGAATATAAATCTTAAGATAGGTCTTTTCACCTGCATCACAGAAAGGACACATATCCATAGGATCATTGGGACCTCTAAGACAGCTTACGTTTCTGTATCTTCCATCAATGTTTGCTGAGTGCACTGCTACCAAATCAAAATCTTCTGGGCTATCATGCATAATTCTAACTACTGCTTTATCGCCATCATTTTTAAGAGCGAAAAAGCCAACTCTAGGACCATTACCACTTTGTTGTCCAGCTTCCATAGCAGCGGCTCTTTGTTGGTATGTATTCCAATCCATTTTTGCCATTAAAATATCCTCCAATTATATATCTTTTTTATAGTTCAATTATTTATACAAACTTAATTATATCAATATTTAAGTTTTTGTCAAATTATTTCTAAATTTTTAAATTCTTTTTCAGTTAAATCGTTGACATCTTTTCCAAAAGGTATTCTTACAACATCTACTAAAACATCTTTTCTTATATTTTTCTTAAACCTATTTATAGCTTTATTACCAGGCGTATCACCATCAAAACATAAGTAGTAATGTCTTATACCAGATTTATTTAATATTTTCATTTGTTGCTCTGATCCAGTACCAAATAATGCTACAGCTGGATACCCCCAACCTTGAAGCGTCAAAGCATTTATTTGACTTTCACAAATATAAGCTGTTGTTTGTTTTTCTTGCAATAAAAAATTAAGTAAATAAACTGGTTTCTCTACATCTTCTGGTATAAAGAAATTTTTTGTATTTACAGACCTTTTAGTCACCATTACTAAATTATTAAACTGATCCCAAACTGGAAATGTTATAGATTGAGTCTTTGGATCAAAACCTACTTGAAATTTATCTACGACTTCTTTTGTAAGATTTCTTTTCCACATATATGGGTGATAATAATTATATTCCTCAAGTATATTTGGATCTAAAAATGTTTTTTTAGGTTTATCAAGAATAATATCAGTCAATGTTTCTTCGTACTGTATAAATGTGTTACCGAACCTTTCAAGTAACCATTCTTTACCAAAGTCTGCATTTTGACTAAAGCAGTGTGCTACAACATCATATAAATGTGCATTCTCACCGCAGGTAAAGCAGTGAAAATATCCATACTCAACTTTTGGATCAGCTTCGTCGCAGAATACTTGACAACTAGCGTGTGATTCCTGACCCATCTTATGAAAAGGACATGTTACAGTATAATTATTTCCTTTTAATTTGATTTCTCGAAAATATCTGTAACCAGTTTCCTTTCTTAAAGTTTCAAGTATATCTGTTATAGGTGTGTTTATTACTTTGTTACCTATAATAAGTTGCATTAAAACTCATCTTCCCCTATATCATGACTTTCTTCGTATCTATTATTTAAGTCTTCGCAATATTTACCACCAGCTGCATCATCTTCGCTAGGAATATAAACTAACGTACCTTTATCAAAGTTAACATTATACTTAAGAATCTTACCGTTAGCACTATCTCTGGATTTAAGTAAATGTACTGATAAAACACCATCTTTTTGATCTAAACCTAATACAACAGTTGAGTCTTGACCGATTCTATCTGATTGTGCGATATTTTGTAATCCCAGTTGACCAGTCTCATTTATAGATCTATTACCTTGAGAAACAGCAATAATAGGTATCTTCTTAAGGACTTGCAAGTTTTTGAGATCTCTAGAAATGTTAGATGCTTTAGTAACTGGATCTTTTGCGTGTCTATCATCTTCCAATAATGAGTGTTGGTCAATACATAAAATATCAAGTTTTTCTTTATCTATAAAAGCTTTTAAGGCATTTACACCGGCTGCACCACCCAGCATAGTTGGTGTTACTACCTTTATTTTACCAGGAATTTCTTCTGATAAACTATCTAAAAATCTCTTATACTCATTTTGAATATCTCTATTACCATGAATAAGTTTAGTATTTGATAAATGTGAAACTAATGTGTCTACACGATAGCCAACTTTTCTTTCAGACATTTCACCTGAATATAAACCTACTGTTAGACCTTGCTTAGCTGCAGCAATAGCTACTATAAGTAATATCCAGCTCTTACCTACATTTGGACGTGCAATTATAGTTGCTAATTCTTCTTGTCTATCCCAGCCGCCGATTATTTCATCTAATTCTTTAAAGCCTGTTTTAACATAGTATTTAGCAAAATCTTCTGATCTCTCTATATAAGCATCATATCTAGATGTATCTCTCAAGATATCAACTGAATCTAGATGAATACCTTGAGTCATTTCTTCAGATGCTTTCATATATAAAGACATAGCTTCATCGACTTTCTTATCATTTAACAAATCTTTTATCTGATTAAATGTTTTTGCTAAAGAGCGCATGTTTTTATCGTTATAAAGCTCATCTAACAAATATTTTGAAGATTCGTTTACTTCAACTATATCAAAATCACTAAATCTAGATAAGAAAGTTATTTGATCTGGAATTTTACCATATGTATTTAAATGGTTATTTATAAAATCAAAGTGTTCCTGATAATCAGAAAAAAATGTTTTATCTAAATTATTTAATACTATAATAGAAGAATCACCGGTCTTTAACAGGTAATTTAACATTTGTAATTGTATCATTGAAATAATCCTCTCTTATCTTGACCAACAAAAACAACATCATTACTGTTGTTCACAATACGACTATACAATCTGCTTCCTAAATTATCTAGAAGCTCTTCATTAGTCAAGTTAGACGTATAAATGTTTGCTTTACCATAATCTAATCTAGCGTTTATTATAGTAAGTATGTTTTCAAATTCAAAAGAAGTTAAGCTTTTTGTACCAACCTCATCAAATATAACTAAGTCAGCATCTAAAGCATTTTTCTTAATATGCTGAACATAATCAGATTTTTCTGATATATTATCTTTCAAAGAAATAAGATATTTTGGTACATGTATATACAGACCTCTACATCTTAAATCTGATTTAGACCAAATCCTATAAAAATATTCTTTTAATATTTTAATAGCAAAACTAGTTTTTCCATTACCACTTATCAATGAGTGGATATATAGATTATCGCCATTTTCAACAAATTTTTCTACAGAATTTTGGATAGATTTTAAGTATTTAAATGCTTCTAAATCTCTCTTATCTGCGTCTACTCTTAAAACTAGCTCTTTCTTATGTTTTTCTGATAATAAAGCTTGATCAAAAAGATAATCTAACTTAAACTTTTTAACACAAAAATCTTTATCACAATCTATTTTATTACATCTATCAGCAAATAAGCAGCTTTCAATCATTAAAACACCTCATCAGCTACTTCTGCTCGTCTCTGAGTAGTTGTACTTACAAATCTATTTCTGAAATTATTTGCATAATCTCTATTAAAAACATTTATAGCCCAGCTTGCGTCTCTATAACCATTTATTGTAGCTATTTCAATAACTTTAAGCGCTATATCTAAATCACCATTAGCAAAAGTATCAACATCTCGTTGAAATAAGCTCACTGCTTTCTTAGATAAGAAACCTTTCGGATTAGCAAGCACCCCATCTACCCAACTTTCGAAAGCTTCTTTCAATTCTGGGAAAGTAACTGTTATATAAGATTTCATCTCAGACGCTTGCTTTTGTTTTATTGTCTGTTTCATACCAGGTAAAACTGTTGTTTTTACTTTAGTCTTTTTTGTGACAGAATCTAAAAATTGCTTATCATCTGATGAAATCATACTAGCAAGTTTATCTATATCAATATAGATGTTATCTACCTCACCAGCAGGTTTTTGCATAACATCTACTTTCATTAATTTATTATCTATAGCTAATTGCTCTTCCAACTCTAAGGTTGTTCGCTTTGTGATGTATCTTCGATCTAAAATGAAAAATTTATCTACTATAAGCTTATTTTTCTACGTAGCTTTATTACTTATATTTATAAGCTCATTAACATAAATAGCGGTATGCAAGCCCATTACCTGAGCTATCTTAACATTATAATTTGCAAGATTATCTGTTGATAACAAATCTATAAGCATCTAAATACTCCTTTTACATCTTATACAGAACAGACTCGTCAAAAATCAATTTTTGACGAGTAAATTTTTTGATAATTTTGTTAAAGTATTGTTAAGCAAATTATAAATTTTTGTAGAAGATACTTTCTTACACTCATCTCTAGCTAACAAAACTTCTTCACTAGGTAACTCATATTGCTTAGAAAAGCTGCTACAATAATCATCATCCATACTTCTTATATGTCTAGAAAGCTTCTTTCTATTAAACTGAGTATATATGTATGGATCATTTTTCTCTTTTATCGTATCAATGCAAGCAGTGTTTACAATACCATCGATAAGAAATGAGCTCATATAATTTTTACTCTTAAATTCTTTCACGACTAAGTTCTTAATATCTAAATACTCATCAAGAGCTTTGGTATCATCTACTATAGGTAAATTTGCATCACCAGTTTCTTCTGTCATTTTGTTTAAGCTGGTGGTTTGTGTAAAGTAATCAGCACGCTTTTTAGCATTACTCCATTGATAGAAACCTTGTCTCATACTACTCATATAAATATTTATGCATTTATCGGGAGCATTATGTTGACCTTCTAGATTTCCACCTTTAGCCCATGGCTTATGATCTTTTGCGTATTGGATGCAATGTATAAGCCACTCATAGCAGGTCTCTGCATCATAAGCCCCTCTTCCTCTAGCATAATATGAGTTAATTAAATTCCAGTATCTAGCTATAACTGCAGCTAAATATCCTTCTGATAATAATGCATCATCTTTTTCGTGTTCTAAATGTTTAAAAAATAAATAACTTTTATCAGCTTTCCTCCAATCTTCTTTTAAAATACTATCTGCTTTGTTTTCATATAAACGTCTGTACTCATCCAGCATGCACGATCTCCCATGTGAACTATTTTTGTTTATATTATAAAAGCTATTTTTTAATAAATCAACTGTTTTTTATAATATTTCTGCAACAAATTTAGTTCCAGGTGCATACGCATCGATATTTTGTAAGAATCTTTCAAAATCTTTCTTTAATTCCTTAATTACTTGATTTTTGTTTTTACCTTCTATTCTATGCACATCACTGTGTTGTTGAGTGTTGATGCTAGATCTAATCTCTACAGTTTGCTTTGGAAGCTTCCATGCTGTATAAACGCATTTATCAGAGCAATCCCAGGTGTCATAAATAACACCATCTACACAGCAGGACCAATGTCCAGCCATCTGCAGAATATAATTACCTTTAGGATAAGCTTTACAAAAACGTTCACCGTTCATTCTAGGAACACCACGTTTTGCTGGGAAGCTTAATTTAACAGCTTTCAATACATTAACAACATACTTATCCGGATTTCTATCAGAATTGAAAGCTTTAGCTCCAGTAACTTTCTTATATCTATTAAGCTCAAGTTGCACTTGATGATAGTCCATTTCAGCTGCTTTAGATATAGCTCTTTTTACGCAATCTCTAACGAGTAATCCTTTAGGATGAGCATTATAATATTGATACATATAGCACCTCTTTTTATTTCTATTTACATATATATTATATAATAAAATAAAGAAAAGATCAACTGTTTTTACCAGTTGATCTAAAACTTTTATCTTAATTCTTCTATATATTGTCTTAATATAGCTAATTGCTGAGTTGTCATTTCGTCATCTATGACATAATCACTCAAGGCACCTTTTGTATTTAGAATGTCTAAAACTCGCTCATCTATAGTGTCTTTAACCCATAATCTATATATAAATACTGGTTGCTTTGTACCGATTCTATATATACGATCTTCCCATTGCTCTTGCACACCTGCTGTCCATGGTGTATTTATAAAAATAGCATAATGCGCTCTATTTAGAGTTATACCAGTTCCCATTTTTTGTCCAGTACATACTATAACTCTATGCTCAGAATCATTTTGAAACATATCGACATTATTTGATATAATATCATCTGGAATATCTCCAGTGCATAGCAATGGATTAAACTCTGCTAACTATTTATATATAAAATTTATTGATTCTTTAAAGCAACTAAAAATAACTACTTTCTCATCTGGATCAGATAATATTTGTTTAGCTAAATCTATACAACGTTCAATTTTAGCAGATGGTATGTTCTCTGTAGTTAACACATTTGGACATTCTGCTGCTTGACGTAATCTTATAACCATAGCTAGCAAATTAGCTGTAGACATTTTTACTTTATCTACTTGATCTACTATACCTTTCTTTATATTTTCATAAAAATTACTTTGAGCTGTTTCCATATCAACAAACTCATCTATTATATTCTTATCTGGAAGATTTAGTAAATCTTTTTTTCTTCTCAAAGAAACTTGCTCAAGTTGGTATTTAAGTAGATCCATATTTTTAAATCCAACTAGCATATTTCCAAAAGGACCACCATATTCGCAGTAATAATACTTAAATTTAGTTAATGTAGAATGTTCTGCACCTATCCATTTTAGAGCCATATAAGTATCTAAAGGATCATTAAGTAATAATGTTCCAGTAGCACCTACTTGATACTTAGCTTTATTTATTTTTAGTAAATTTTTTCCTTGAGAGCTGGTCGGAGATTTCATGGTATGAATCTCATCAACAACTATCATATCAAATTTATTCTTACCTTTATTTATAGCTTTTACTATATCATCATCTCTGAGTGATTCCACATTTATAATAATAAAAAACTCTTCTAAAGGATTTTTTAGCTCTTCGACCCTATCTTTAACAGATCTGGTATAAACTTTACCTTTTGAACTTATGTATTGACCAATTATTCTAGAGCTTAATGTGCTAAATTTCTATATTTCTTTTTGCCAGTTTCTTTTAAGCGTATTTATACCACAAACTATTAAGCAATGCTCTATCTTTCCTTGATTATGTAATTCTTCTGCTAGCCGAATCAATGATAAGGTGTTATGCGTAACAATGAATTTTTTGTTAG